TCCACATCCCTTTTGCAGTAGGTCTTGAAAAGCTCCCACTTCTCCGGCGCATGGCAGGGGAGATTTCTGGTCCTTCCGCCGTTTGCTTTGGTGGGCTTGCAGGTGACGCAGAAATACCGGATCAGTTCTTTCCCCTCCTTCATCTTCTGCTCATCCAGGCCAAGCACCCTGCCCACGTCCTCCAAAGACCGGGGCAGGGCGAGCATGGCCGCCTGTACCGCGCTGCAATGCCAGGACTCCGGGGGAATGTATCTCCCGAAATGCTTTGATAAGCAGGTGCGCTCAAAATTCGCATTGTATGCCGTCTTGGTCACTGACACATCAAAGATGGCTTCCTCCACTTCTGCCGGGAGCCTCTCCCCCTGCGCTAAATCTATGATCTGTGTTTCCCCTCCGTCAAAGGAATAGGCAAACAGCAGAATCTCAAAAGCAAGGCTGTCCGCATAGGCGTATACCCCGCATTTGATCAAATCCACATCCGAAAATGACTCTATGTCGGCTGCTAAGATTCGTCCCATTTCTTGGCTCCTTCCTGCGTATTTATTTTGGATGACGGGCGGCAGTCACCCGCCGCCCTGATTCCCTTATCCAAGA